TAAACAAATAAACAAATAAACAAATAAATATATTAATTATTGTAATACAGCAATTAATATATTGGTTATAGTATAATGCCTAAATTACACTTTGGATCAAGGGGTGGTGTGTATACTATAAAAAATGGAAATAAGAACTATCTTAAGTTTGGAAATGATAGTGATAGTGATGATGAAGGAATTAATTTCAATAATGGTGCGTTTGGTAATGAAGGAGAAGGACAAGGACAAAGTGATTTGTATAAATTATATTCGGATCGAAATGATGATATAGCTAAATTAGATAATGTTATTGATAATATTAATGATATTAATGGTTATGGTTATATTAATGGTTATGGTTATACCAAAGATAATGAAGAAGAACTATTCCACAATATATTACGTTATCCTAAACCCAATCCTAAATCAAATAATAAAAATCATTATAAAAATCTTATAAACGAAAATAATTTATACAATTTAAGATATTTGGCATTTAATAATGATGATATAGATTATTATTATGGTAAGATAATGATAATAGTAAATAATAACCATATATCATTTGAACCAAAACGTTTAAATTTAAACCAAGACGTTTAATCTAAATTAATTAAAAGATTACATATCTTTAAACTAATAAATGGATACAGTAACAATTTCATCCGACCCAATATTTAGAAAACCCCTAACAATAGACGAATACCCATGTAAATATATTAACGTCAATGGAACCAAAGACCAGGTCGCATGCCACATGGAACTAGCATGGATCGATCCAGAAACATTACCCATGGTATCCATACTTACACCAACCTACAACAGAGGAATGTTCGAAAAACTAATGCTACGCAACTGGAATGCCATAGACTACCCCCGCGATAAACTAGAATGGATCATAGTAGACGACTCAGACGACAAAAAACTATCACTAAACACACAATCATTCAACAGTAAAAATATTAGATATATTAAAATAAACGACAAGTTAACACTAGGCAAAAAACGTAATTTCTTAGCTTCTCTTGCTCGTGGTTCTATACTTGTCCATATGGATGATGATGATTTCTATCCACCCGAAAATGTAATTTCTAGAGTTAAATCTTTGTTATTGTCTGACGGGAAAGAGTGTGTTGGGTGTAATAAAACACTTTGTTATGATTTAATTAATGATCAGACGTTTGAAGCGTTCGACCCCAGTACGGAATTTCCGAATATTCCCTGTACGATTAGTGAATCTACTTTAGCCTACACAAAGGAATTTTGGAAAGCTCAGAAATATGACGATTCCGATACCTATGCAGAATGTTTAAAATTTATCGAAAATAGAAGTGATGAAATTATACTTATACCGTATATATTCGTTGTAACACAACTATCGCATAATTCAAATACAATTAAAAGATGGATGCTAAGAAGCACACAACACACAGTTCAATTCATAGACAACATAAGTATGATGGATAATTTACTGATACAAGACCTTAGGGCCAGAATTGTACAAACATTTCCCGAATGGAAAGATAGCATCGATTTCGTAAACAAATATCATAATTTAGACAAGAAACAATTTATTAGACGGTTAGAAACAAGTGATAAACTAAAAAATAATCCATTCATCATCAATCACATTCGTTCTTTACAAAGTAAAAAGGTGAGTAACGGTAAAGAAATAGTATACTATTGTGGACCGGGAAGATATTTAAATTTTTCCAATACGTGGAACGGGAATTCTGTAGGACTTGGTGGTTCAGAAGAAGCTGTTGTAAATCTAAGCGAACAATTTGTTAAACTTGGATACACAGTCACAGTCTATAACATTTGTGACAAACAAACAATCGTAAACGGAGTTAATTATGTAGAACACTGGAAATGGTCACCACTAGATAAACAACACCTAACAATCATATGGAGAGATCCCAGTATTTTAGATACAAACATAAACAGTAACAAAGTTATATTGGATCTTCATGACGTCATTGACCCACTATGGTTAACAAATGATAGATTAAATAATGTATCACAAATATACTGCAAAAGCCAATTTCATAAAGATCTGTTGAAAGATATTTTGGAAAAAGACAAAATTAAAATTATACCGAACGGTATTGACAGTACCAAATTTAATAATAGTAATATATTTCGTAAACAAAACACCATCATGTCCACAAGTTCACCCGACAGATGCATAACTTCACTACTTTATGCACTACCCATAATTAGATCAGAAATAGGGTTAGAAGATACGCAAATTATTTGGGCATACGGGTTTAAATCAGGAATATCCAAAGGGGGTATGGAAAGTCATCAGGATCCAGAAATACAAAAATGGGTAAATAAAACTAAATCACTAATATTAAAAACAGAAGGATTTGTCGATCTAGGACGTATTTCACACAAAGAAATTATAGAACTAACACAAACAAGTAATATATTTGCATATGGAACAGTATTTCCGGAAATTGATTGTATATCATTGACAAAAGCAATGGCTGGTGGTGCCATACCAATTGTTACAAGTGTAGGTGCTATAGGTGAAAAAGTTAAATTTTTTAATCATATGGAAATTAATGAACAGGTTGTAGACCCTAAAATGACCTATGATTCAATAGATTATTCTATCAATGGACCAGAATTCTATACATGGGTTCAAAAACTTATTAAACAATTAAAAACAAATACATCCGATAACGACAGAAATATTATGAGCGATAGCGTTTGTAAGAATTATAGTTGGAAAAATATTTCGAAAACGTGGTTAAATTAACATACAATAGGTGATGGTATATTTTGTTTATCTAAAATAGAATTTGACATATATATATTCATATAAGTATCTCCATAATCACTAGGAATTTTACTTGGAACCCAATCACTATTATCTGGTATATCTTCAACAACAGTAATAATAAAATTGTTAGAATCATTAATAAAATTGTTTAAAACAATAATAAAATTTTTATTTACTTGTGTTTCCGATATTTTATTTACTATTTTATCTATTTTATCATCAGTAACACTACCATCATCATTATTAAGCATTATTACATTATTGTTATAGTTATAATTTAAATTTAAACTTAAAATAAAGTCTCTTACCGTTTCTGATATAATACTAGTTTCCATATTGGTAACGTTTTGTTCATAACAAGTCTTAGAATCCCAAACTAACTTCATATCACGATACGATGTAGCAGGACCCGATGTAGTAGGACCCGACGTAACAGGACCCGACGTAGCAGGACCCGACGTAGCAGGATCTGTTTCAGGTGAATAATTCCAAATTATCTTAGCAGGATCTGTAACTATTAGAGTTATTACGACAGCGAGAAACATTAAACATAATGCTACAATCATTTTATTTCTTTTTGAAATCATTTTATTTCTTTTTGAAACCATTATTAACTATATTAAATATATTAAATATATTAAATATATTAAATATTATTAATGTTATTGCAAACTCTTAATGTTGATAAATATTGTAAATATACGACTATACCTATTATATTATTATTAATATTTTTGTTTCTATTTACAAGTTTTTATAAAGGTGTTGCTGCTGGTGGAGATTTAAAATATGATACAATGGATAAATGTTTAGATTCCCAGTGTTATCAATTCGGAATAGTACTATTTGTGTGTTTTTGTATTTATCTACTATCGTACGGATTTTTTAGAAACTACCCCATACAAAGTTTCGGGGTTATTATATTATTGTTTATATCAACACTAGCAAATATAGTAATAAACGATACATTTGATGGTGTTTTTGAATATGTTAAATATATTTCTATTTCGGTGGGTGTTATAATACTCGCAGCAACAAGATTTTATAGTGCTACAAATTATAAAACACCAAATTTATTAAGTAAGAATTCTGTTAGTTGGGTTTTATTATTAATTTTAGGATTAAATATAGCGGAAGCCTGTTATACAGATTTTAAAGATGAAAAATATTATAATCTAATAGCAGGAATAATATTATTAATTACAATACCAACACCCGTGTCTAATCTGTTGGGAAACAATAAAAATAATAATTGGGGGGATCTTCTTGGTATTAATAAAAATAATTCATATGATTTTGTATTTAAAACACCGATGGTGTGGGTACTTATGTATATAATATGGAATATGTGTTTTTCATATTCATCAAGAAAAGAACACTTTGCCACAATAGTCGTAGTTTTACTAACAACATTGTTTAGCGATTTTCCAAACTCTTTATCCAATATACCTTGGTTGTTTATGCAATGTAGAGTTTATACATTGTTTATTAGATATGTTATATTAGGTTGGGATGATGTATATGAAAAATATGCAGATTCATCTAATTGGTACAACGAAGATATATCAAACTATTGGGGGCTAATAAACATGATTAGTTTTATTGTCATTTTAATATATTGTCATTTTAATAAGTAGTATTAGATGAGTTCAAATGAAATAGAAGAATTTACAGTTTCAACACACATAATAGTTTCTATATCTATTACTTTACTAGTTTGGTTTCTATTTGCAAAACCTATAACCAGAATAGGTCCTGGAAAAACATTAAATTTAATGTATTTTACAATGTTTATATGGTGTATACTATTTCCAACCATAATTCTGATAACAAAAACATATGACGACTCAATAACAGAACAATCAACTGGTGAAAGCATTTTCGTTCTACTTAAATTTGTAAGTGTTCTAATTGCACTGTTTGCCATACAGGGTTTCATAATATACAACTCGTCTTTGACTCATAAAAAATTAAATTTTAACACAATGACCATTGTTTTATCACTAATATTAATTGCAAATATAGGAGAAGCATGCTACACACAATTTAAATTATGGGTAGATGATAAAAAACCAAACAAAATAATAGATCTTATTAATCCCATAATTGGATTGCTATTAAATGTAATTGTCATAATTAAAATTTTTAATAAAAAACCAATGACAATATCCACAACCAAAGACTCAATCCAACTAAGTTCGGGATTTGATATATGGTTCATAATAGCCTACACAGCATGGAACCTATTATTTAGATCAAGACTAGGGGAAAGTACAGTAATCATTATTTTTACACTAACGACACTAGTATTACCACTAATTACACATTTAACAAAAACTGGTGATTGGCTTCAAGTTAGAACTATAGGTCTTTTAGCATACTTAATAATAATACTAGGTATTACAGAAGGCCAAGGAAGATTATTCCCAATATATAATACACAAGGATACGACAAACATACAGATGAACAAAGTATTATAACAAAAATTCAAAAAGAAGAATGGTATAGCTATTTATTGCTAATACTGGGAGCAACAACATTAGTACCATCATTTTATACGGTTTTAAAATAAATTGTTAGGAATGCAAGTGCTTACATTAAAATAATTTAAGAGTTTGTTGGATAATAATAATAAAAAACAATGGGGATTGACAACAGTTCAAAGCTTATCGTTGGGTGGAATATTGATTACAACAAGTTTTATGCTTACATGAAAGAGAATAATATTGAATCTTGTGATGAGAATTACCAATGTATGTGTGGACCTGAATGTTGGGGAGAGAACTGGAAACACGATTTTGTAATAAAGTCCTGTAGTCCGTATTATGATTGTGGTTATGAGAGTGATAATTTATATGTATGTTTGACAAACGAAGAATGTCTTTCGGGACTTGAAATTACAGAACTACTAAAGAACACAGATCTAATAACTAAAGCAAAGAAGTTCGCAATTTCTACGGGTGCAGAAGATAAAGATCTTATAATTACTTCGGAACCACATATTTGGTAAGTTAACTTAATGATTGGATGATAGAATGAGCTTTTACTATATCAGATTCTTCAATACCGGGATTTTTAGTACCCAACTGAATACAACTAAATCCATGTTCAAGAGCATCTGTTATATTAATGATATTATCATCAAACAATAATACTCTCTTAGGATCTGTTATTCCATATTTATTCTTAATAGTATTCAAATGTTCAACCTTTACACCAGCAGCTTCATCAAAATTACTTGTCTTTGAATTGGGATTAAAGTAGTAATCATCCTTATTAAAATGGGGGTCAACAAATCCCAATTCTTCCATATTCAAATCATTTGTATTATCTATATCACGAACTGTATTTATAGCCAACATACATCCCATATCTTTACACATCTTAACACAACGACGCTCAGAAACTTCATTACTTATTATATCAAATACACAAATAATAGGCTCTGGAGGCTCAACCATAACAGGCTCTTCAAAATGCTCTTTAACTTCAGGAACGGGTGCAGGAACATAAATGTACTGTGGCACTTCAACATATTGGATTATAGGATCAGGTATTAGATAATTTCTAATTTTTTCATAAGGGAATATTATTAATAGAATTACGAACCCTATGATCCATGGAATCCAAACTTCATATGCTGGGATTGGTATCGTTACTTCTTTAACCATTTATACTATATAACCAAATTAGTTAAATATTAATAACGCAATAACAATGCACAAAATCCCTTAAACAGCACAATTCACAAAAACCCTTAAACAGCACATTTCACAAAAACCCTTAAACAGCACATTTCACAAAATCCCTTAAACAACACATTTCACAAAATCCCTTAACAACACAATTTATTTAAAATTAATTAAAATTAATTAAATTTAATTAAATGGGTTTATTTCCGAAATTTTTTTCTTTTTTAAGGATATCAGCAATGGGAGGAGGTTTAATGCAGTTAGTCAAATAGGCGGCTAACAACAGTCAGCTGCCATAGTGTCCCAATATCCCAGGGGATTAAACACTATGGACAAACAGTGTTACTGGCTAGTTATTAATTTTTTAATTCAATATATTCAATTTCCGAATCAATTTCAATTTTAGAATCATTTTTTGGTTTATCACTTGTTTCCGAATCACTTGTTTTTGTATTGGGAATATTATTGTTTTTAGAATTTAGGTTGACGGTAGGAGTTTTATATAGTTTATATTTTGGTTTATCAATATCGTGGTTCTCTTTCAGATGCCCTCGCATATCTTTCCACATATTAAATTTTTCATTACAGTTTTCAGAAGTACATACAAACTCCTTAACTTTGGGTGGTTTTACAACTTTTGTTTGTTTTGAATCTTTTCGATCATTGTGGACGTTATTGCGACCGGTATTATTCATACCCACCTTCCTTTCCGTGTTACGGTCTTTGTTACGGTCTTTGTTACGATCGTATTTGCTTACGGTGTCACGATTGTCGCGACTGCGATCATATTTACTTGGTTTCCTTTTGGGATCCCTGTAGTTAGGATTGCGTGGATCTGTAATATTAAAGGGTGATTCTTGTGGCCTGAGTGGTGGATGAACGACTGGATTAAAGGTTGGTTTGACGACGGGATTGGCGACGGAATCTTTGTTGATCAAAAATTGTAGTCCATCTACGATGTTCCTTAGTTCTTTTACCATGGGTATTAGTTCATTATACGAAGAAGCCATCCTATCACTTTATATAACACAACAGATTCTAAACCTTAAATAAATTTAATAGCGACACATTCAAATTGCGGGAAATCCGTGAAGCTTTAGTTACCGCGGATTTTTGGAAACGAAAATTGCAGCACCAGGGTAATGACCTCGAGTTAGGTAAAAACACTAAAGTATATGGTAATCCGCAGCAAAGCCTCTAACTCTATGAGTTTGGGGAATGTTCAGAGACTAAATGTTTGTGGGGGTTTAAAAACTCTTAAGATATAGTCCAACCCCTAGGGAAACTTAGGGTATAAGTCGAAAGACTATCCAATAAATAAATAATTAAGATTCTGTGTAACAAGCGCTTACGGTGCTTTATAATCTTGGGCATCAACAGTCGACTGCCAAATCAAATAGATTTGGATAGACAGTGTTATCGGCTAGTAATAATATTTTAATTTATTGCGACATCATCAAATTGCGGGAACATCTTTAAGCTATAACTACCGCGTTTTAATAGAAATATTAAAGGCAGCACCAGGGTAATGACCTCGGGGAAGTTAAACAGATTTAAAGTTTAACGTGGTAATAACGTTATAGTATATGATAATCCGCAGCGAAGATTCTTATTAAAATGTTTATTGTCAATTTATTTGATAATAAAAGAAATAAAATTCCTAATATTGGAAATTTGGGGGAAATAGATAAAAAAGTTTTATTAAGAATTATTAATAAAACTAAAATAGAAGGTTTAGTTAAATCTATAGATGAAACATCATTTGAAATAATAAAAGAAATGTGTTGGTTGTGTGGAGAAAATAACCTTAATAGAAGAAAAGGGACACAACATAAACAAATTTATTTTAAAGGGTGTAAACACGTTTTAATTCACAGACTTATGTATCATAATTTTATAGAAGATGTACCTTTATTTGATAATTATAATAAAACACATCAAATAAATCATAAATGTAGTCATGAAAATAACGGAAGATGTATAAATCCCTGGCATATGTATTTAGGTTCTAATAAATCTAATTTACAAGATAGTAAAAAAGAAAAAACCTTTAGTACTATAAAACATCCAGGTTTTGGTGAAAAACATCATCTTAGTAGATTTACAAACGAACAAATATCTGAAATTAAAGAAATGAGAAATAATGGACACACTTATAAAGATATAAGTGAAAAAATGAATATTTCCCCAAATTATGCAAGCCAAATATGTAGAGGTTATAGACGAAGTATTTCGTAATAATAATAAGAATAACGTTCATCGACTAAACGGTGATGGGCTTTTGTAATCAATTGTAAGATACAAAGGCTTAAGATATAGTCAGGCCATTATTGAAAAATAGTGGATTTAAAGCAGGATGTATATCTTACCGGTAATCCACAGATAACATTCTTTAAAGTGAACAGATAGGGTAGTTACTACGAGACCCCTATTTACAGCTTTGAAAAGTAGTATGCCTAAATTAAGTGGATATATTTAGGAAAATTTATTAAAGGTTCCACAGATATGCATGCTGATCCATATCTATCCTTACTACTAGTCTTATTACGTTACTTTATATAGTAATAAGGCGACACAACCTGGAGGCGGGAAACTCCTAAAACTTTTTAAAGTTTTGAATTCATATAATTATAAATAAATAAAATGTCTTATTGTTGTTGTAAATGAAAAAACAACAAATTAAAGCATTATTATATGAAATAAAAACGATGGTACTAACCTTAATTTGAAAAATTTAAGGGGCTCAGAGAAAAACTGAGATATAGTAAAAATCTAAAAGATATATGGACAAGCCGCCACCGAGAATCTAATAACGTTATGCTAGTTTATGATTCCGGCTCAACGATCGCCAAGGTGTGGGTCTGAATAGTTTAGCAGACTATAATGAAGGCTTAAGGGACGATCTGGCCATTATTGAAAGATAATGGATTAACCGTGTCTATCGTAGACATTAATTGTAGTGTCAAAAAGCGTTCTGCTTGTTTTATATGGACTCTAAAACAAGGAAAAACAGTTGAATTCCATTAATAATTCAGACGCTAGTTTTGGATGTTATAGTATTAGATCTTGCTGATCCTAATTTATTATAATAAACCAAAGCAACATCATCAAATTGCGGGAAAGCCTTTAAAGCTTTAACTACCACCCTAATTTAGAAATAAATTACGGGGAACAGGGGTAATGACCCTTCCCAGGTGCACTACGTGCACAGTCAATCAATTGCATAGCAATTTTGGCTTGGTAATAACGTTAAAGATTAGGTGATCCGCATCGAAGCTTCTTTAAAAGAAGAACGTTCAGAGACTAGACGGTGATGGGTGATTTAGTACTTAGTACATAAATTGCTTAAGGTATAGTCCGGCCCCCTAAGAAACTAAGGGGATTAACCGACAAATTTTGCCATTAACATCTTCAGTGGTTAAAAGTAAACTGCTTGAATAAATTCAAGGTAAACAGTAATTTACTAGTAATGTAATATTTATATTATGTTGCGACATATCTAAATTGCGGGAAACTCCTAAAGATTTGATTACTACTTAATATAAAGAAATTTATATTAATATCCGGGGTAATGACCTAGGAAAATGATTAAACTAATAATAATTTAAAGTTTATTTATTAATTTAAAATAAATAAAATGATAAAGTGTAAACAATGTTCTGAAGAAAAATCGAATAATATAGATTTTATAGCATCTTTAAATCATATAATTATAATTAAATCATTTGAAGTAAAAACATCAAATATAAAAATGGACAATCCGCAGCCAAGCCTCTAAGTTCGTAAATTCCAAATGGAATTACTGATAGAATAAGAGGAAGGTTCAGAGACTATAATGGTATGGGTTTGAAACGAACTAATCATTCGTTTATGATAGCTTAAGGTATAGTCCGGCTTTATTTGAAAAAATAAAGATATCCGTGAGGCAATCGAACAGGTGTTCTCCGGCACCGCAGACTTTGGCCGCAAGGTCACGTGCACTATTTCCAGAAATGGAGATCTGATCAACCACATTTACCTTCAGGTACAGTTCCCGGCTCTCTCCGTCGGGTCTGTATTTACAGGTACACTCCCTAACAACGTTGCATGGACCAATTCCCTCGGTCACGCTCTCATCCGCCAGGTGCAGGTTGAGATTGGTGGTCAGAGAATTGATCAGCACTTCGGTGTATGGCTCGAGATCAACAATCCCAGGTCTCAAAAAGTAGCTTGCTGTTAATATATGGATTAGCCACCATTAATAATTAACAGAAAAACAATTTGTTACTAGTCATAACTTTTTCATTATTATTAGTACTTGCCTCCCAAAGTACAAAAGTAGTAAGAAGTAATATGGCGACAAAACCAAATTGCGGGAACATCTCGAAAAAATATAGAATAAATATTTTAACAACGAATTTCTACCACTTCCCGAAGGAAACTTTGAAGAAGGAACACGGTTAATATCCGTACCCAATGGTAAAAAGGAAATTCATAGAGAAAATCCGCAGCCAAGCTCCTAATGTCGTTTTTGTAAGACTATGGAGAAGGTTCAACGACTAAATGGTTTTGGGTCTAATTGGTTTAACAAACCAAAATGATGGCTTAAGATATAGTCTAATCCTTATGGCGACATAAGGTATTTGCTCATGCTGGGATGAGCTCACCCAGGTATCCGAGAAGCAGAACGGCTACAATCACATGATTAACTTTAGTCATCAAAAGTATCACACTGACGCAAATAATAGGCCCTTTGCGCAGGAAAATGTTTGGACTCCTATTATATGTTGTATTTAGCGTAGAATACAATAGAATATAGTCAGATACTAGTCTTAATATAATATATTACTTGATTTGCTGATCCTTATTAGTAATAATTATAATTAAGGCAACATACCTTATAATGACGGGGAACTCCTAAAACTTTAACTACTCACTTTTATTTGGAAACTTATAAGAGGAACACGGTTAATAGCCGTATCCAAGTGCATATAAAAATGCACAGTTGCTACTTCGTAGTGACTTAGTAATAAGTTAAAGATAAGTTTAGTGTAATAACTAAACTAAATGGACAATCCGCGGGTAAAGAATCTAAATATAATATAAAAAATATTATACATGATTGTCCCTCAACGACCGCACGGGTATGGGTCTTCTATTTATGATAAATAAGAAGGCTTAAGATACAGTCTAGTCCCCTAGGGAAACTTAGGGGTATTTCGTGGTAAGTACGCTACTAAACACATTGGTAGCAAAAGCAGCATGCCGTTAATATTAGCTTTCTAAAATTAATGGATAAACATTTCGAGTTGCTAGTCTAGTCACTTTTTCATTTTCTTAAGCTGTAAGAAAGTAAATAAACTACCGCTTAACTAGCGGCGCCACCTAAAAGGTGTGGTAGGCGACATTTTCAAATTGCGGGAAATTCCTAAAGACTTAGATACCGCGCATGCATAGCAATATAGCATGGCAGCACCAGGGCAATGACCTCGGGTAAGGTAAAAACTCTAAGGATTGGATAATCCGCAGCGAAGTTTCTATTAATTATTGTTTTTTAATAGAAACGTGTTCAACGACTACAAAGGAAATGGGTCTGAAGGGAATAACAACCCCTAACGATGGCTTAAGATATAGTCTAAACCGGTGTTTTCAATAAGAAAACCGTTAAAGTATCTCGAAAGGGACGGTATGTGAAATATATAAAACTATTTAAAAATTATTAACATTATAAATTAAAAACATGGATTCTAAAGCATGTATTAGTTGTAAATTTATAAAAACATTAGATAATTACCAAACTAGAAAAAGATATAATCTAGAAAAAACAGAATATAAAATAAAATATTTAGGAAATTGCAGGCCTTGTGAAAAAGAAAGAATAAAAAAATGGAAACATGAAAAAAGAGGAGTTAAATCATGGTCGGAAAGAATGATAGAAAATATAGATGAAAAAGAATGTACTAATTGTAATGTTGTAAAAGATATTTCACAATTTGGTAACAGGACAAAGAATCTAGGTGTATTCCCGAAATCACATTGTAAACAGTGTGAAATGATTACTATAAGAGATAAAAGAAAAGAACAAGGCCTTGAAAAAAGAAATTTCAATAAATGTGACTATTGTAAAAACTGTGAATATTGTTTAGGTGGATATAGAAATTGTGAAAATTGTAAAAGTTGTGAAAGCTGTATTATTATTAAGAAAATAAGACATAATTTATCAAGTAGAATATGTATAGCTGTAAAAAATAGAAATGTTATAAAATTGGACAAATCTATGAAATTAACAGGATGTAGTTTAAAAGAATTATTATCATGGTTCGAATATAGATTTAATTCTAATATGACATGGGAAAATTATGGATCTTATTGGGAAATAGATCATGTTATTCCATGTACTTCATTTAAATTAACTGATAAAAAATCACAACAACAATGTTTTCATTGGAGAAATTTACAACCGTTAGAGGAAACTAGAAATAGAGAAAAATCTAGTAGAATAATACCTCACCAAATACTAATACAAGAATTAAATGTTAAATTTTATAAATTAATGCTATGAAAAATAGTATATTTCACGATTTTGAATGTAGGCCTCGTCGGGAACGCAGCAAGCCCTCGTATCTACTACGTGCCTCTGCAGTTCTGGTTTAAATCTATTGAACCCAAAAGTAACACCTCTATTCCATGTGGACTCTGGAATAGTAAAACGGTTAGAAATTCCACATTAGATATAATAACACCTGGTATTGTATGTTAATATTTTGTTGCTAGTCTATTATTATTTTTCATTCTGATGAATCGCCTCCCAAAGATTTAACGATTTAAGGAGTAAGAATAATATAGGCAATACTTTCAAATTGCGGGAAACTCTTAAAGTTACTAAAAATGAAATTGTGTAAAGGCCCTTGTGGTCTAGAAAAAGAAGATTTTAATAAAAGAATATCATCTAAAGATGGTTTACAAAGTTATTGCAGACAATAACATAGAATTACATTATTATATGAATTCTATTATAAACGTAAACCGTTTTATACAAAAAACACAATCTAATTTTGAAGGGTACCAAGCTTTAAATGAAAGTTTAAAGTGGCTGAGAGAAACAAACTCAGATTAGGTAAAAATCCCAGTAAATGTATTTACTAATATTAGTAAATTAAATAGACAATCCGCAGCCAAGCTCCTAAAGTCGTGTACAAGACTATGGAGAAGGTTCAACGACTAAATGTTAGTAGGCTTAAATCGTCTTGTAAACGATAATGATAGCTTAAGATATAGTCTAGACCCACTTTTGAAATAAAAAGTGTTAAAGTACACCGAAAGGTGGGGTAGGTTTTAAGTAATTATTTACTTGAACATTCGTGTAGAAACCCCGGTCTTTCGCTCCCGTTAATCGCGCTGCAGTATCATGAGGTCAAGATCATCCTTGAGTTCCGTACTGCCTCTGAGCTCGTCGTCGGGCTGAGTGCCGCTGGCGATCGCGACAATGCATCGAATACGACTACCATCGTGGACAGTGCTGGCGTTTCGCTTCAGTCGGCCGCCCTGTGGGTGGATTATAGATTAGTCCACAAGAGTAATGGTCAAAAGCCATTGCTAGTATTTTAATTTATTAAAATGCAACACATCTTGCAGCGGGAAAGCCCTTAGAACCTTTGATACCACCTCTTACCGAAAGGTAATGTTAGGGACCACAGTTAATTACTGTTCTCTGGTAACAATTCAAAGGATTGGGTAATCCGCAGTGTGACTTCCTAAAGCCATAAGCTAGGTTATGGAAGCCCTTCAACGACTGAACGGATGTGGGTTTGAAACGAAGCATGCTATGCATGCAGTCGCCACTTGTGGTGGCTTAGCCATCGTTAATGATAACTTAAGATACAGTCTACTCCCGGTTTTTAAAAACCATTAAATTCCCTGAAAGGGGGGGTATTAAGGTACATCTACCTCGACACCGAGGAAAGACGTAGATTCGCTCAGATGTCGCACGAGTACTTGATAGATCAGCTTAAAAATGAGGCTGAAAAAGTAATTACCCAAAAGGAATTGCTAGTATACTAATTATTGACAAAGTCAATTAAAGATATACACACTATTATGTATATAGTAAAAATGGATAAAAATTGCACACAATGTAATTGTATAAAAAAATTAACAGAATATTATCAAAAGAAAAATGGTTATTTTAGATCAGAGTGTAAAAAATGCACTTTAGAAAAATGTAAACTATACAGAGATAAAAATAAAAACAAAGTCTCAGAATGTATAAAAAAATGCAGAAAAAACAACCATACCAAATATCTTGAAACCGAAAAAAGATATAGGGGAAATAATAATGATAATATAGTTTTGTTAAGAACAGAAAACAAAGAAAAGTATGCAATTTCTAAAAGAAAATATGAAAAAAATAAATTATTAACCGATCCTATATATAAAATTTTAAAAAATACAAGAAGACGAATTAATAGAGCATTTAAAGATAAATCCGTAGAGAAATCGGAAAAATCTGTTTTATTATTAGGATGTTCTTCTAAATTTTTAAAAAATTGGTTAGAATATCAGTTTAATTCAAATATGACGTGGAATAATTATGGACACCCTGTAGACAAGGACCCAAAAGGATTCTATTGGGAAATAGATCACGTTATTCCTTGTGCCTCATTTAATTTAATAAATAAAAATGAGCAGTACAAATGTTTTAATTGGACAAACTGTAGACCTATGAAAGGTATTGATAATAATTTAAAAAATGATAAGATAATTCCATTACAAATACTATTACAAGAAATACGTGTATATTATTATAAAATAGTATGCGACAAAACCAAATTGCGGGAAACGCCTAAAGTTCTAACTACCACCTCCGAAGGAAACTATCGGTAGGGACCACTGTTAATTGCAGTTCTCTGAAATCTAAAGATTTCGAAATCCATTTTGGATTTTTGGTAAAAAGGTTAGAAATAAAGCTTAACAGCTTAAATGGGCAATCCGCATCCAAGCCCCGTAATTCCTAACAGAATCGGGGAAGGTTCAACGACTAGACGGTTTTGGGCTAATTTTCTTGATGAAAATCGGCTTAAGGTATAGTCTAAACCGGCAATAAATATCACGAAAGTGACGGTATACTTGTCAGTTTACTGGCGCAGAATCCCTTCAGCTCGACCAGGTTGCAAATAAGGTAAGACTTAATTTCAATCACCCCGTCAAGGAGCTTGTATGGGTCCTGCAGATGACCAAGAATTTCACCATTGGCACAGCATATAATGATTGGTTCAATTTCAGTGCTGCCCTCCCAGGCACACCAACACCGTCGAACGCTGTAGATCTTATGGCTGACGCCAAGATTCTGCTTGACACATTAGGCAGAAACAGTATTGATTCAACACCAATGCTAGTTTGTTATTAAATAACAAGCAACACTTCCAAACTGCGGGAACCTCCTAAAGTCTTAATTACTATTTATTAATCGAAAGATTAATGAAGATCACTGTTAATTGCAGTTCCCGAGTAATAATATTAAGAATAAAGCTTAAAAGCTTAAATGGACAATCCGCATCCAAGTCCCGTAATTCCTAACAGAATCGGGGAAGGTTCAACGACTAGACGGTAGTGGGGGATAATATTCCCTTAAGGTATAGTCTAAACCCTTTAAATACTGCGAAAGCAGGGGTATACCATTTGTAATGGTCACGACAGATTTCAGGTGCGGCCCCAGACCTTAAAAATAGGGTTTAAAAGTATTGTTTCAAATTCAATACTAGTTTGTTGAAACTATTTAAGAAAATTAAATAGCTTAACAACAAGCGACACATTCAAATTGCGGGAAACTCTTAAAGTTTTAACTACCACTCCACCGAGAAACTAGGTGAGAGGACCACTGTTAATTGCAGTTCTCAAAGGTAAAAATGTTAAAAATAAAATAGACAATCCGCATCCAAGCCCCTTAATTTTAGTAAGAAAATAGGGGAAGGTTCAACGACTAAATGTTTGTGGGGGTTTGAAATAGACATTCAAACTCTTAAGATATAGTCTAGTCCCGCGGGTGAAATAAACTGCATCAAATACACCGAAAGGTGGGGTATAAACGATTTCCGTCTGGTTCAGCCTTACCAGCACCACACCCGTGTTCCCGAGAAGCACATTTACGTGTACTCGTTCGGGCTCCGTCCTTACAATCTTAGGGGCAAAAAGTATTATTTAAAAGATAATGCTAGTTTAAATAAGTTTAAAGTTATAAGTACTCACATATAGACGAATTCAATAACAAACTTAAAATAAGCGACACATCCAAATTGCGGGAAACTCCTAAAGTCTTAATTACCACCTCCGAAGGAAACTATCGGTAGGGACCACTGTTAATTGCAGTTCTCGATGGTAAAAAAAATTAAGAATAAGAATGGACAATCCGCATCCAAGTTCCTAACCTCGTTATTAGTAAGAGTATGGAAAAGGTTCAACGACTAAATGCTTGTGGGCTTGAAATGGTTTAACTAACTATTAACGATAGCTTAAGATATAGTCTATTCCCGTAGATGAAATAAACTACACGAAATACATCGAAAGATGGGGTATAAAAGGAAGAACACCAGCCTAAACATATTGGGCTAAAAAGCATTATTTCAAATCTAGTGCTAGTTGTTTGATTTAAACATTAATAAATTAAATAAGCGACACATTCAAATTGCGGGAACTTCCTAAAGTCTTAATTACCACCTTTCATAGAAATATAGAAAAGGGACCACTGTTAATTGCAGTTCTCGATGGTAAAAATATTAAGAATAAGAATGGATAATCCGCATCCAAGCCTCGTAATTCCTAATGGAATCGGGGAAGGTTCAACGACTAAATGTTTGTGGGTCTTAACGTATAACGTTTAAGGCTTAAGATATAGTCTAGTCCGAATTTTACTTAGTAAAATTGTTAAAATATCACGAAAGTGACGGTATAATCGAGTGGCACCTGCAATTTCTCCCGTATCGATAACGCACAGCTCGTTTTCGATCTTACCAACATCGCCAATTTGGCCAATGTTGCGTCGGGAGACACAGGGCAGATATCCATATACGCCACTTTTGTAGTAGGGTGGTAAGAGTAATGGTCAAAAGCCATTGCTAGTCTAATAAAACACATTTAAAGACGGGCATATTAAGAAAACAGTTAGAAATTAATTATAATATTTCTAGACGAACTGTTAATAGAATTTTAAATGAAAATTAGGCAACACATGTTGTTGCGGGAAACCCCTGAAGCCTTTGCTACTATCTTATTTTAGAAATAGAATAAGAGACCACTGTTAATTGCAGTTCTCTAGTAACAATGCAAAGGATTGGGCAATCCGCGGGTATTTATCTAAGGCCGTTAATTACAAGGCTAAGATAGACCGTCAACGACTGCTGGCATGTGGGCATGAATCGTCTTGTAAACGATTATGATTGCTTAAGGTACAGTCTACTCCCGAATCTACGGATTCATTAAATTCTCCGAAAGGGGGGGTATTAAGGAACTACAACGTCCTTCGTATTAACAACATAGTACGGAAAAGTATCTTGCTTGTAACACTTTTGGCACTGTTACAAGAAAAACAATTAGACTCCAAAAATTGCACACTTTCGGGTGTACAATATAGTCAGATGCTAGTCGAATCCTTTTAGATTCGGCAACACAACCTGGAGGCGGGAAACTCCTGAGAGCCTTTGCTACCACTTTATTTTAGAAATATTATAAAGGAACACGGTTAATAGCCGTACCCAAGCGTAAACGTGTAAACGTTACGCAGTCGCTCACAAGAGTGGCTTGGTAATAATGCAAAGGATTGGACAATCCGCCACCGAGAACCTAATAACGATATGATAGTTTATGGTTCCGGCTCAACGACTGCAAAGGTGTGGGTTTGAAGTTCATTTTAAATGAACCAGTGCACAAGCGCTGAGAGAGTTAATCAACTCTCTATGATAACTTAAGGTACAGTCTGTCCCCTATGGAAACATAAGGGGGTTAAACGTATGTCTGGCATAGAATAAATCCGCTTGTGCCAAACAGTCAGCTGTTTATCTGGTTATTTACTTTACCAGATAATTATAAACAGTGTAAAAGTAAATCAATAACACCTTGTTGGTGTGTTGTATATAACTGACTAGTAACATTAAAAATGTTGCAACATACCTTGTAGCGGGAAACTCCTTAGAGTCTTTACGCGTCGTCTAGACGCCGAACATCTTTGATGTTTGTACTATTTATTGTTCGAAAGAATAATAAAGATCACGGTTAATAGCCGTTCCCTAGTAATAATGTAAAGAATTGGACAATCCGCAGTGTGACTACCTAACTTCGTTATAATAGAATATGGTAGCCCTTCAACGACTGAACGGGTATGGGTTTGAAAGGTCTATTAAACCTTAATGATAACTTAAGATACAGTCTGTATTATAGTGAAATCTATAATGAGCTAACGGGGCGGGTTAGCCTATAGTAATTAGAGCAATTCTTTATTTTTATATATCGATGCTATATTATATTATAAAAAATCAGAAAAATAAAAATCAGAAAAAACCGAAAAAGAAACTGTTGGAATGTCAGTTTCATTAAAAAGGTAGGACGAACGAGTCTATCAACTACACATTCTCGCTGAAAAAGTCGCAAGACTTTAAGGTCGATAAAATCTACTAATTTGTGGTCTAATACCCACGAATGGATGAGTACTCTTTAATAAAACTCGTAGATTCAAATCGTTGCCGAATGGTGCGTAACGTTCCCGATTGCTCAGCGATCCTTGGGATTTATTGCGAAGGCCGGAGACCCCTAGCAATATAATAAATTTATCAAAGGGATTTAGTCCCTAACCCACAAAATAATTAATATATACATAATGTTATATATATATTAAAAATTTTTGTGTAGATCCAAAGTGTTGTGTAATTCAGGTAACTCGGATATTTCGTTAAACTTGCGTTTTTTGGATTCAGGTTCTTGAAATAGAACACGAGCCGATTTGGGCCTTAGTGGTCGGGTCAAGGTATTATAATTATGTTAAACATCTCGTCGTCGTAGTGTTTATTAGATTCAATAAACCATGAATTCCCCGGTCTATACTTTACTTCGTTGTAATTAAATGCAGAAACACATTAAAAAGGTCAACAAGTAATACAACGGCGAGTACTCCAATTAAAGAGTATATTGGGCGAATTTATTTAAAGATTTTGGTTATAATAGTATTAAATAATGGAATCCTATTTTGCAGGTCTATTTGATGGTGATGCAAGTATATGTATTGGGAAATGCCGTAACGATGGATTTCAACTCAAGGTTGAATTTTCTCAGTGTGATACAATTATTAGTGAATATATAACTCCGTATTTTACAAAAAAATATGTTGATAACAGAGACGAAAAATATACTAAACTTAATTGTACTGGTTATAGAGCATGTGGGAAAAATAGTAAGTGTGTATTGGAACTAATGTTTCGATATGCTATAATAAAAGTTCCTCAGGCTAAAACTGGGTTAGAATATTTACCTCTTATTGGAATTCATGGCGAGGAACATAAAGTTATCCGTAAATCATATTATGATAAAATGAAATCCCTTAATAAGGATAAATCTTATCATAAACCTTTTGAAAGATTGAATGAACAATATATAGCTGGTTTATTTGATGCAGAAGGTTGTGTATCGATATGTTTTTCTAAAACTGGTAAAAGACGATGGTATTTTCAAATAGTCCAACAAACAGATCCTAAAATTTTAGATCATATAACAATTTTTTTGGGATATGGTACACAAAGTGCCGGATATGGGAGATGGAGAGTTGCGTCAAAAAAAAATTTTTTAGATTTTGAAAAAAGAATAGGTCCTTATTTAATAATTAAAAAACCAGACTTAATTAGACTCAAAGAAGAATTATTTCCTGGAATAAATCAGGAAAATAAATAAAAATAAGAAAAAAATTACGAAACAGTTATTGATTGTCCTTAGCATAAAGAACCCCACAAAATAATTAATATATACATAATGTTATATATATATATTAAAAATTTTCAAAAAAATATATACCCCAAGATTACGACATACAAAAGAGTACAATAAGCCGAAAACGAAGTACAATAAAATGTCCAACCCCTCATCAACACCCAACACACCAATCGTACCACCACCGAACAATCCCACACCCCCAAGTGGACCAAGGACCAGTCGCCCCAATCCAAGAAACCTAGTGTCCGATAAACTCAACCCAAATGAAGGGTAAAACCTAAAAAAAACAAATATAGTCTTTCGAGACTTTTTTAATTCTAAATAATTAAAATATTTGTTGTATATAATAAATGGTAAAAGTGGATAAAATACTTTCTATGGGGATAAAAACTGGTGTTAGTATAGTGCCATACCAATTGCTTTTAGTACTTAGTTTACTAGTAGGTTCTATAACAATGGGATATTTTCTTATAATTGCGAAACCAGTAGATAGTAAATTTACTGTAGGTTGTTCTGGGTTTGATGTAACTCCAGAAAAACAACAAGAATGTGATGATAAAGAAGCTTCAGAACTAAAGGAATTTGAGGATAATAAGAAAATAGCATATATTGTTGGTTCAATATCTTTACTTGTAATTATATTCAGTTTTGCTATGATTATGAAAAAAATAAGTTTATTAGCTGATAAACTAGGTGAATAAATAATTAAAAATTGAAGATTCTTGTGGTTTTATTTTTCTACTTGTTAAGTACTCGGATTCGGTCGCTGCATAATCGCCTTCGGTTTTGGTCTCTGTGTAATCGCCTTCGGCTTTGGTC